AGGATTGTCAGGGGTATCATTACCACCTCCGCCTCCACCACCTAAAGCGATAATAGAACCAAATTGAGAACTACCTCCATTTCCTCCTCTATATCCAGAGTTTCCGCCAGCACCTGCAGTTCCACCACCACCAACTACAACCGCATAAGAAATAGTAGTGTCGATAGTAGAAGTTGTATTGTATAATAGTCCGCCAGCGCCACCACCTCCGCCTTCTGATCCACCACCGCCACCGCCGCCAGCTACAACTAAATATTGCGCCGCTAAAGCATTTGCAGTAGGTACTAATTGGCTTGATGTTGTAAATGAGTGAATATAGTCACCACCTGAAGTAGTTACCGTACCACCTGTAAATTTTTGTGTACCTGATGTATAGCGGACAATAACAATACCTGAACCGCCATTTTGACCATTTCCAAATGATGCGCTACCAGCTCCACCTCCTCCGCCAGTATTAGCAGTTCCTGCTGTAGATGGATATGGTGCACTAGCGCCAGCACCATTACCGCCACCTCCAGAACCTCCTGTAGATACGGCAGCAGCTCTTGATCCACCTCCGCCACCACCTGCATAAGTTACACTAGATCCTGTGATTGAAGATGCTGTACCTGCACCGCCTGTACCAGTAGCACTTGGGCCTCCTGTATTAGTTCCACCAGCAGCACTAGATCCACCACCACCGCCACCCCCATTAGTAGCACCATTTGACCCACCACCATTATTACCTTGTCCAGCAATTCCAGATCCGCCCAAATAACTAGTACCACTAGATCCAGATGCACCTCCGCCAGATCCTCCATTTAATCCTGGTTGATATGGAGCAGTTCCGCCACCTCCACCACCTCCACCACCTGTAGCAGTAAAAGCACCAAAAGATGAATTGCTTCCATTATTTGGATAAATATTGCTAAGAGAGACTCCATTACCACCAGCACCTACAATAATAGTATAAGTAGCTGTAGAATCAATTGTAGTAGATGTATTAGTTAACAATCCACCAGCGCCACCACCGCCACCGCCATCTCTACCACCACCGCCACCGCCTGCTACAACTAAATATTGACCTGATAAATAATTTGCAGTAGGTACTAACATACTTGAAGATGTAAATGAGTGAATTGTGTTTCCACCAGATGATGTAACTGTACCGCCTGTAAATACTTGAGAGCCTGGATATGAAATAATAACAATACCAGAACCACCAGCGCCACCAGCGCCTCCAACAGGTCCCCCACCGCCGCCACCGCCACCACCACCGCCTAAGTTAGCAGGAGCAGCTGTAGGAGTAACTGTATATGTAGAAGATCCATTTGCACCGCCACCAGTTCCACCCGTGCCTGCAGTTCCACCATTTGATCCGCCGCCGCCGCCGCCAGCATAGGTTACAGATGAACCTATAATTGAAGATGCAGTGCCCGCTCCACCATTACCTCCTGAAGTTGCGCCAGTTGATCCTGCAGCACTTGCTCCACCCCCACCACCACCATAAGTTGTGCTCGATGACCATCCACCATTATAGCCTTGTCCTGGAGTGCCATTACCTTGTTGAGTATTATTTCCTGCAGCACCACCACCTGATCCACCATTAGCAGCATTACCAGTAGCACCAGCAACATCATTAGCACCTTTTCCTCCGCCATAAGCTGTAATAGTAGTCAATCCTAAACTATCAGCTATAGATGAATTTCCGCCTACTATATTATAAGCTGTAGTTCCAGCTGTACTGCCAGTACCACCAGCACCGACTTGAATTGTATATGATAAAGATTTATTTAATGAAAATCCTGCAGTTAATAAGCCACCCGCGCCACCTCCACCGCCTTGAGCAGAACCTCCACCGCCGCCTCCAGCTACGACTAGGTATGATGCTTGTAATGTGCCTGTTAATGGGCTAAGTACGTCTGATTGAATAAATGTATGAATTATTTTGCCGCCAGATGATGTGACTGTGCCACCTGTGAAATATGCAGTTGATGCAGTATATGAAACAATGACTACGCCTGAACCGCCTGAACCAGAGAATCCACCTATATATCCAGAACCTCCTCCGCCACCACCTAAGTTAGCAGTTCCGCTTGTAGCAAAACTAGGAGTAGAAGGGCCACATCCATTACCGCCACCTCCTGAACCTCCAGTACCTGCTGTACCTGCAGAATATCCACACCCACCACCGCCACCGCCAGCATAAGTTACTGATGAACCAGAAATAGAAGATGCAGTACCAGCGCCGCCATTACCAGCTGATGCATATGTAGAAGCATTTCCGCCGACAGCACTAGCTCCTCCACCACCGCCGCCAGAACCAGGAGCTCCAGCATAAGCTCCAGCAGCGCCTCCATTATTACCTTGACCAGCTGTACCAGTACCGCCACTACCCGGTGAAGGGACTCCAGTACCTCCTCCGCCGCCAGAACCTCCAGGGGTACCATTTAAACCATTATATCCACCACCGCCCCCACCACCTAGAGCAGTTGCAATAGACGAAAATACTGAATTAGTTCCACTAGGACCTTGCCCACTACCCGTGCCAGCACCACCCGCACCTACAGTAATAACATAAGAAGAAGCTGTTGATAGTGTAGTTGTAGATGTTAAAAGACCTCCAGCTCCACCACCACCACTATATCCAGCACCAGCACCACCACCAGCTACAACTAAATAACTAGCAGACACTGTGGCAGGAGTTCCACCGCCCCCAGCAAATTTACCATAAGCCCTAGCAGCTGTAACGGCAAGACGTGATAGTAATGACATATTTAATTCCTATTTAAATTGGGTTTGTGAGGCAAATACTGTGAATGTAGCTGATCCTGTCTTAACGATTGTGTATGAATAAGCATCGATTGATGAAGCATTACCTGCACTCCATGCTGTACCACCTTGATATTTAGGGGTAACTGAAGAGCCATCAATAGTTAATGCATTATTATAATAAGCTGTTGCGCCTGTAGTACATAAGAATACAACTGTGACTGCTTGGCCTGTAGACATCAAAGTATCTAAAGATGTTGAGCTATTACCTCTAAAGTTCATAGTAAAGTTACCTGAAGCACTTGTTGTATAATATAGAACAGATTGTGTAGTTACATCATATTGAATAGTGCTCGCTGCAGCTGTAGCTGAAATTGTTGTAACCTCTGCCGCATCTTGGAATATTGCACCTAAGACTGTTGTAGATCCGGTAAATGTTTGTGTAGCAGTAAAAGATGTGGCTGTACCTGGTGCTACATAGTCTGTACCCGCTGTGGCCGCTGCAAATGCAGTTGTGCCGGTTCCTTTAAGTACGCCTGTAAGAGTCGTTGCTCCAGTACCTCCGTTAGCTACTGGAAGGGTACCACTTACACCTGATGCTAATGCTATAGTGCCGTTAAATTGAGTTACTGCATCAACAACGTTAGTGCCATTATTATATACAAACATGGATTTACCCGCTGAAACTGCAATCCCCGTTCCCGTTGTATTTTTAACTGTAACTGCGTCTGCTAAACCATTATTAATTAAATAAAGTTTTTCAATTTGACAACCAGAACCTAAGATAAGTTGACGAGCACCACCTGAAGTACCAGTTAAATTAAGTCGTAAGTTTCGAGCTGTTTGAGAAGCGTTTGAATCCGTAAGCGTAACAGTAACATCTGCACTAGAAAAGGCTACATCAGCAGAACCTGTAATAGCTTCACCCAGTGCGGCATCGCCTAAGTTAGTGTTAGTTGTCGTGCCCCATGTACCGGACTGCTCACCCGTTCCTATGAGTTCTATTTTCAGTGCTGAATATGTACTTGCCATGATAAATTCCTTTATAGTTTGCTATATTTTACTACATTTATTTGTTTTTTATGCTGCTATTTGCACCCATCCAGGTGTTTGTGATGTATTTATTACATTCCAATTCGGGTTACTTAGTGTAGAGGTTCCACCTACTAATGTTAAAACTCCTCTTGCTGGCGTTATTACTCTACCTGTAAGTACTGTTGGTGCTATGCCTGTTAATGTTACAGCGCCTACATTTGGTGTGACTACATTGCCCGTTACTAGAATACTTGGTGATGATCCTATAAGTACAGATTCACCTGTCGGGGTTATAACCTTACCTGTAACTGCTGATGGTGCTGAGCCTACTAATGTTAATATTCCTGTATCAGGTGTCTTAAATACATTATTCTGTTGTATAACATCAGGTGCTATACCTTGTAGATTTATTGTGCCTGTAACAAGTGATAATACTGTACCTCTTACTACGAGAGGCGCTTTTATTTCAATATTTAAATTATTTACACTAGGTGTTATTATTACACCACTTACTACAGAAGGCGCTACACCTGCTAATAATAAAGCTCCTACACTAGGTGTAACTACATTTCCGCTTACTATAACGCTAGGTTCAGACCCTGTTAATACCGATACCCCTGTTGGTGTAACTACAGCATTAGTAACAACTTGAGGATTTTGTCCTGTTATTGAAACAGTTCCTACTGAGGGTACAATAATTTGCCCATTAACTACTGAAGGTGCAAGGTAACCTCCCCATGCATCTACGCCCCATCCATTATTACCCCAAGTAATAGCACTAGAAATAGCTCCAGTACTAGGCGATATTACTTCGCCCATACCCCATTCAGAAGAGCCCCAGGTTCCGCGTCCCCAGCCGCTTGTTGCCACGACTTATCCTTAAGTTAAGGTAAAGATGCCGGTAGCAGCAGGTAAAACTGTCAATGTATTTGGTGATGTAACAGTAAACTGACTAGATGATAATTGGCAGAAACATAGTAATCTACCAGCAGTTGCACCAGTTGAGTTACGTAGAATCGCGTATTTAATATTAGTCAATGAAGCACCAGAAGCTGTAAATGCTAAACCTACTGAAGACATTGTGAACTTCATTTGTTTTGCTGAAGCGCCTACTGTCCAGTATGCCGTTGCCGGTACTAAATTTTTACCACCTGTTGTATAACCACCTGTTGCAGCGATTTCATTTGTTATTTGTGAGTAAGCAGTTAAAGTAAATGTTGATGCATTACTTGCGCTTGTCGCTAATACCATTTTGAATACGCCAGCTCCTAGAGTGATCGATCCGTTACCTATATATTTTTTGGCACTATTGTATAATTGCCATGCTGATGCAGCCATATTAAATCTCCTTTATGTCGGCGTATGAAGCGCCTGTTTCTAAAATATGATGGAGTAACCCGCCATAAATGTTTAATTCAATTTCATCTCCTAGCATACGAATCAAATCAATAAATTCTTGTGCCTGAGAGATCATCCACGGATTGCAGCTGAATATTTTCCCGCCCACGTTTACAGGTATGATCGGCTGTCCATCATTTTCTTGTTGCTCATATGCATGGTGAACTTCTTTTTCATCTAAACAAGAATCGCATCCGAAGAGATGAAACTGTTTAAATCCTAACATTCTAAATAACGGTATTGATCTTAAAAGAACTGTAGATCCCCCTGGAACTGGATACCATGTTTTATAATGTTTAGCTAATATGTCATTTAGCAATTCCGCGCTTGTATGCCATATATAAGTTCTGTCTTTTGGAAGCCCATCAAATATAGTAGGGTCACACTGAGAAGCAATAAAATACTTACAATGATCCACTATAGGTTGAGTAAATCGTGCATTAAAAGGTCTAGCATCTACCATAACCATAGCAGAAGGCGTAATACCATTGTCAAGGCACCATTTATAAGCCCCATTAATTGTGATTAGTTTAACACCATCAGCCCTCTTTTGTCTAATAGTTTCAAGGTGCTCACTCAATGATGGTCCACCACCCACAATCATAACTTCTTGGTCATTCGTAGGATAAGGTTGAACTTGCATAAACCCTCTTTGAATGTTGTATTCTACGTTTGCTTTGATAGTTTCGTCGTCAGTATTAATAACACCTTTTTCGACAACATCTTCACCTTTTATCCAAGCACTTACATAAAATAAGCAATATCCGTTAGCCTCTTTAGACCAATGAATAACACAATCTCGTTCAATAAACTTTTTTAGCCACCACTCATATGGATGTACACTTAAATGAAGCTTGTGTCCTACCACTTTACCCATTAAGTCATCTTCAGTAGCAATCTGAAAGAAAACATGCTGACAAGCAGCCAAACAATTATCTAATACTTTATCTACATGATGAGGTCTAATATGCTCCATCACGTCCGTACAAAATCCATAAGCTGCTTTAACAGGTAGGGGTTCAGATAAGTCTGCCTCTACAAATCGCATAGCATGCTTCTGTGTTTCTAACATCGGTCGAATATCTTCGTCTAAACAATTATCTGCGAAGTCAACCATAGTGACGTCTAAGCCACCAAAAAAAGCTAGGTTAAGAGCGCCACGCCCTGTACCACATCCTAAGTCTATGACTGATGCCCCCTTAGGAGGTTTAGCTTGATTCAAAAATTCTTGTGCGATGAGTTCACCAGGAGCTACATGTCTATACTCTGGTATGTTCCACATCATTTTATATAAATCTTTTTCTAACGGTCTTACATTACTTACTTTAACTTGCGGTGCTTCTGAAAAAACAGAAGATACTGTTGTCATTTATGTGATCCTTATAAGTGCAGCGCTTGATGTAGACGCCGGGAATGTTACTGTAAAAGTTTGATTGGCCGTAGTTTTAGTACTTCCAAAGTTTAACACTGCTACTGCTTTGTTACCTTGAGTGCTATTATATATTAAAGCACCGTCTGCTGAAAAGGTAGCGTTAGCCCAACTTGAATTCTCAAAGTTTAACCATGCCACTGTTTCAGTATCTGTTGAGGTAGGCGCTTGAGATATAACTAATGTGTTACCCCCTGCTGTATAGCCTGTACCTGTAACTTCATCCTGTGTTGTATACTCTGTTGTTGTAGAGTTAAGTGTAGCTAATGTACTGTATAAAGCTATCTTAAATGTATCCGCCGCAGTAGTTGCACGAATAACGCCCACACCAAAATTATGTATACCATCTAAAATTTGAACTTTAAAACTTGTTGTTAATGTTTGGCCGATTGACAATTTAGTTTCCTTTATTGAACTGGGTATCTAACTTGACCTGATCTGTATGCATCCTGTCTATCTTTGCCATCACCAAGTTGTTTGAGTAATAACATTGCTTCATCATAACGAGATTTATAAGTAGCCATCACATCTGCTTCGCCCTTCATATAAGTATAAGCCTCTAATAAAGACCCATAAAGAAGCACGGAGCTAAAGTTATTACCTATCCATGAAGTGCCTGCTGTAGTAATTGACTCAGGGTAATAGAAATAATGAAGTTCTGCTGAGTAATTAGCATCAGGTGTTGGGCCTACAATAAACGATGTAGAGTTAAACACCGCATAGTATTGTGGTTCACCATAAAAAGCTGAATCAGTATCAGGAAATGATTGCCTAATAAAGTTCACATCTTTGTTTAAGAGATATAAGTATTCGTTGTCTGTATTAATAACAGCTAAACTAAATGTAGCTAACCAATCAGAAGGCATAGCTAAATACTTATTGCCAGTACTTAACGAACCTGTCACATTTTTGCGTAGTGCAGGTAATTGGACCGTGTTGTAAATACGTTGTTCTGCTTGGGTTATAAACGTGTTTATATCCGTTGTAGTAAACGTATTTTCTGTGTAGTCCTGTATTTGTGCGACAAGTTCAGTGTACGTCATTTATTACGCCATCGGGCCTCTTGTTTTGATGCCTTTAGTAGCTGCACCGTAACCACGCATAGTTTTTTCACCATGTCTATTAATTTTCTTAGACGCTGGATCACCTGCGCTTACACGTTGTCTACCTGTACTTTGATCTAAGTCTTGAGCTCTTAACTTGTTAGGGTCTTGAGAAAAGCCAATGTCTGTACCGTTTGGATTAGGCATCGGTTGTTTATAAACATTAAGATCATCGCCAGTACCACCTGATGGATATTTAAATCCAGTGTATTCACTAGCGTCTTTGTTTTCTTTAGCGTGACCTAGCGGATATGATTCTGCTGGTGTTGGTTTTGGAAAGTCGTTTTTTGCCATGATAATTATCCTTTTTTCTGTGCTGCAACTTTAGCCATACCACGTCCCATAGTTTTCATATCAATGTTCTTTTTACCGCCTTTAGAACCTGAATGTTTTGGACCTGTTTCAATAGCTACTTTAGCTCCGTCGTCACCTAAGTTACGACCTTTAGTTTTACCTTGTTTGGTAATACCGTCTGCGCCTGATTTAAATGCCATTTTGTTTCTCCTTAAGATATTGATATTGTTACATCACCCAATACACTTGTTCCTACTAAGTAATTAGGTGTTAATGGTGCATCGAAATAACTAGCTCCACCTACTGGATTCCAGCCCCATTGTATGACTCTACTACCCATTAAAGGAACACCTGTTTGTGATGTAGAAGTCCCTGTTGTTTCGTTTGTCTGTAACCCATTTAAACCAGACTCATAATAACCTAAATCAGGTCTTGGATTACGTACTGCTTGCGGATCGTTAACTGGGTACATACCAAGTTGTAATTGTGGTTGATCCGGTTCCCAGCATTCATGACACACTAGTATATTAACATTTTTTGTCTTAATAACTAAGCGTTTAAGTTCTTTTAGTTTGTATCTAAATCCACATCGATCACATTGGGCAATCGAGTTCTTGGCGCTTGCGTAATTGGTTGGCATTACTTAGCCCCTAAAAAACTGTTCGCGTGGTACCCATCTTATAGGCGCTTTTTCACGATCCTCGTCAGCTGCTAATTGGAATGCTGCTTCATAATCAGCTCTTAACATTGCAATTCTATCAGGAGACACATTAGGTAATTTCATACTTAAATACGCAGCTAAACCTGCAACCATACAAGGAATAAATCTAAACGGAATATCTTCAACTGTCAATCCATTGCCTGCATCTTGAATACGTCTTAATCTGTAATATACAAATTGGTAAAAATTACTTTGTTCAGGTGCTGGCCATACATTTACAGTAGGTAAGTTCTGTACAAATACTCTAGTAGCGGTTGTATGAGTTGCAGCTACCGTATTGTTAACACCACGTATACATCCAGTTAATTGGTAATATGTTGTAGAGCCACTTGTTGTCGTTGTAACACCACCATATTGAATCGTTTCGTTATCTAACCTAATAAAGCCAAACTGAGCTAAACCTACAATAGAAGTTAAGTTAATCGTAGTCGCTGTAGAAGTAACGGCACCGTCAGTATATAAATCAGTAGGGTTCTCTTGACCACTCTGTCTATTAATCCACACTTGAATAGGACGACCTGTTGCATTTTTATTAGGGATTGTAATGTAGGTAGATTCAGAAATGCGGCTAATATTAATATCTTGTTGGTTCTGACCTGTGCCAGTTCTAGTCACCATGTCAAGTAAGTCGATTGTATCTGTAGGCAACGCATACATGATTTGACCTTGGTTTAACTGAATTTGACCAGGTTCAACAGTCCACATATTAATACCGCGATTAGCCCACTCAATAGTAAGTAAGTTTAAAGAACGACGTGCAGTACGTAGATCATACCCAGTACGTAACTCTTGGCCGCAACGTTCAAATGCATCTTCAACGAGGTTATTTAAATCTAAGTTAAAACTCGTGGTGCCTGTGGTTCTATCTACCATTATTTTTTCCTTTTAGGAAATCCTGCTTTCATGTTTGCATACGCTTTAGGATCTATTGTAGACTTTGATTTAGGACGTGAAATGCCTTTTTGCTTACGAGCATTTATATTTGCATATAGTCCTACAGGTCCACCTTCTTTAAACTGAGTAAAGTCAGTATTATCACGACGTTTTTTAACGACGCCTTTAGGCATTTTATTCTCAGTAGCACTAGGTATTTTAGTTTTCTTTATAGCGCCCATACCACGTGAAGGTCTCATTAGCAGATCTTTCCTCTAGTTTTACCACGAACAGCGCAGCCATTAGCTTTAGCTAATTGAGATACTTTACCACCTGAAGCCATTTTTTTAGCTTTGATAGTACCACCTTTTTTCATATTATCTTCTACAGCTGGCATGCCAGATTTTTTTCTTTCTGATCTAATAGCATCGCGCATCTCTTCATAACCTTGTCCTTCTGGGCTTACAGTCCTGCCCATAGCAATACCAAGATCACCCCTACGTTTATAGTCAGACAAACTATCTTTTAAACCAGTGCCATAACTTTTTAGATATTTATCTTTTTTTTCTGCAGCCATTTCATTTCTAGCTATATCGTCTTTAGTTGTAAGAGTCTCTTTTTGTCGAGGACTCATATCATCATTTGTAGGTCCTTGAATTTTACCTGATTTCATATCTTCAAAAGCCTTGTCAAATTTATCTTTAGCCATGATTAAACGTTCCTTCCTTTTGATTTACCTTTAATAGCAATACCATTAGCTTTAGCTAGTTGAGATACTTTACCGCCAGAAACATAACCGCATCCTTTACTCATTTTCTTAGCCATACCACCTTTTTTAAGAGCTAACTTAGTACCTTTGCCACCTTTGTGTTCTTGTGCATCATGTTGAGCAAAAGCTTTTTTAATCATAGCCTTGTCTTGTGTTTTGTCCATCTTTGTATCTTCTTTCATATCTGATTTAGCCATACCACCACTCCCAAATTTTTTGCCTTTATCGGCTTTATTAAACTCCTGCGCAACTGCCACAGGAACCCCTACCTTTTTAGCAAACGCAGGATTGTGAGCTGCGGCTGCCATTAGATTACGTTGTGCTTTAGATTTACTTGGCATCTTGGTTTCTCCATCTTACACATTTTACACAGTTACAATCATTAAAGTAATGACCGGGTTTTGTAAAAACTTCTGCTTCTTTTAATTCTTCTTTTACTTCTTCTACAACTTCTTTGATAGATGTTTCAATTTGTTTGATAAGTATTGCTTTATTTTCTTCAATTTGTTCAGCATCGTGTTTCCTTTTTTTAAATATTCTGTCTATAAAAGCTTTCATATAAACTCCTACTTAAACCAATGGGTAACTAACCAACTAATAAATGCTGATCCTAAACCAGCAATAAAAATAAATACTTTCCAGCCACCCTTAATTTCTTCTAGTGTCTTTTCAATACTATCTAATCGAGCTTTTAATTGATCCATATCTTCCATAATAGTATCTACATCCGCTTGAATGTGTTTAATTTCAACACCGTGTTCTGCTAGTTCTCGTTCTGTACTCATTTGCAATTCCACCTTTTTAGTGATGCGGCTTTCCTAGTAGGTCTACCTTTTTCATCTTTCATCGGACCAGGCATACCAGACATCCTTGCACAGAATGACTTCTTACGTGGACCACCTTGAGGTTGCGGAGCTTTTAAATTAGACCCCGTTGCTGCATTATATTTAGCACGACCTTTAGCCGTGAGTCCTGCACCTTTCGATACAGGAAGTTTTTCACCGCGTCCGATAGCTAAGCTAGGACCTTTTTTCTTGTTAGCCATAAATTATTTGTGCCGCATCCATATTAACCATGTAAGCATATACACCTGTTTCAGCTCTTATGCCTTCACCTGGAATGAACGGAACATTAGTAAATATATCAGTAGCTACAGTTTCATAAGTAAGTAACCATTTACCGACAGCATATACGGCTGCAGTGCTAGTAATACTACGCGAGTTAATATCTGTAAGGGTAAATGTATCTGCGCCTGTTTTAGTAATAGAATATGTACCATCAGTAGCTGAAACACCAGAATTTGATAGGAAGTGAATACCAATAACATCGCCTGTAGATAAACCGTGTGCAGTTTTAGTTACTGTTACAGTATTAGCTGTTTGTGCATATGTTACACTTGATGAAACAGGTGTTGAAGACGTATCAAATAAAGTTATATATCCAGCAGTAGCTGCACCTGCAAATGATACACCTTTAACACGTACAGGGTAGTTTACGAAATAGCCACTAGAATTTAAGTGTGCTTGTTTTACATCATATTGCATCGACATATTATTCTCCTTTTTCTTCTTTAACGTCTAATCTTTCCACCAACGCAGTATATGCATCGATGGCGCCCTGAGAAGCTGTAACAAAACTAGATGCTTGGTTACGCTCTGCCTCAAGACGCTTAATCTCAGACAAAAGAAAGTCTTTTGTGATTTCCATTATTGTGCGTTAGAAACCATTAAGTAGTAAGGAGTGCTACCAACTAATATTTTAATTGTGTGAGTCACTGCTGCTGCTGACTTAGCTGGAACTAATGCTGATGGTAAGTTAAAGAGGTTAGTAATAGCACCTGTAGTAGCACCAGAATCTGTTACTCTAATAAATGATGCTGAAGCTGGAACTGTAACGCCTGCACCAAAATTAGTATCAGCTTGAATAACTGCTAATGTACCTGTTTGAGCAGTTGCTGTACCACCTAAAGTAGCGCGTAGTGCATTACCTGCACCTGAAATTGCGCCTGCAGAATCTACTTCCATAGAGATGTGAGCACCGTTAATTGTACCGCCTACTGCTGCTGTACCTGTATTAACTACTGAGAAAGCTCTTAATGTTTCGCCAGAACCTGCTGCTGTAAATGTTAGTTTGTTATAAGATAAGCGTGTATCACCTGATGTTGCAGATGTAGTTGCATATGATTGGCTGATATTGCCTGATGTTGTTACTACGATTGGATCTGTTGCTGTACCGCCAATAAAACCGTTTTGAGACGCGACTGGGCCGCTAAATGTTGTTTGTGCCATGATATTTTCCTTCATACAAAGTTAGGCTCATTAGTCTTGTATGCGTCTGCCGGGACAGTCTAATGAACCGGGTAACCCGGATTCCCAAATAATACCTGAAATGGCACTATTTGCAAGCATTATAGCATAATATAAAAAGAAAACCCCTATTTCTAGGGGTCTTAGTCATACGTTTTTATTACTTGTTCATTACGTACATAGTTACTTCAAAGCCAAATCTCATTTCTGTTGCTGCTGGTTTAGTCCACATATTGTTCTCCTTTGTATTGTATTTTTACTAAGCTACGTTGTAGCTACGCATATATTGCTCTTTTTGCGATACAAAGTCCTAGAGAAAACCATGAAAAAAGGACCTGTGTTTTAAGCAGGTCCCTTAGTAGTACGTAGCCAGTTGCTAATTAAGCACCTGGTGAACCCCACATACCGAGAGGATCTGACCAACCAAATGAATAACGCTCACGAGCCTTGTAACGAACGTTACCAGTATCAAAGTCACCATCCATAGAAGTAGATAACGGAGTACGCACAAAGTGTTTCATGCCGTTAGGTACATCAGTTGTTAAGAAGTATGAATCGCTGTCTGTTAAGAAGTGGTTAATTGCGTAACCTTCTGGGATTGAACCATTATTCTTAATAGCATTGATATCATTGTCAGCTGTTGAAACACGAAGTTCAGTTTCGAGCAAGCGAGTTGCAACGAATTGATTACCTGGTGGAACAATTAACTTACGTGGTTGAGCAGCGATCAATAGGCCACGCTCATCAGTCCATGCAGCGATTTGAATAACAGCGTTTTCTAGTGCTGTTTCGTTCAAGTCTGTAGGAGTTGATTGAGTGTTGCTGTTTGTACCGCCTGAAACAAGAGGATGAGATACGTTAAATAATGAAACACCATCACCACCGTTGTAAGAACCAGAAGTGTTGAAGCCATTATTAAGAACTGCAGCAGCCTTAACTTGTTTTGTGTAAGCCATAGCGCGAGCTAAAGCCTTTGTGTAACGTGCTGATAATGTGTCATACAAGTTATCTTCTACAGCTTCTTCTGTTAAAG